TACTTCGACGATCGGATAATCGCCAGCATAGGCCACGAACTTAGGACGTCCGAAGCCTACGATCTCTTTACCGCTCCCGAATGCCCGCTCTTTAATCATGACCATTCCGCCGTTACGCTGATCGCCTGTTCCCGATGTATTACCTTCGATCGTGATAACAGTCTTCGCCTTAACTCCGACGACGATTCCGATGTGCGAGATACGATCGACGCCATCATGCGGAAAGTCCATAAATGCAAGATCGCCGATCTTAGGCTCTGAATCTACCCAGCGACTTACTTCTTTAAGCTTATGCGCTCCCGCAGCTGTAGAGACCATCGATGGAAGCTTTACGCCCGCTTCATGGAAGCACCAGTTAACGAAAGATCCGCACCATGGCAGACCGTCGGCCTTTGTAAACTTTCCGTACTTCGTAAGGTTATCGCCTTCTTCGACTGTGCCGACTTCGACCAGTGCTACTTCGACGACTGCCGCAGCTGTTCCGACTGGATAAGTCATGAGAGAAGTAACTTCGCTTCATCTTCGGTAATACCTAACTTCTCCAGTAAAGCGACTTTAGCCGCCGCCTGAGTTGCTACTAATTCTGCTTCGGCATTCTTTAAGGCTGCGGAGTTAGTGTTATCCAGTTCTTTTTGAGTGAGTTCTTCGGAAGTCGGTTCGCGTTCGATAACTTCTCCAGTAGTGCAGTTCGCTTCGATAATTTTCATCTTAGTTTTCTCCGTAAAGTGTGAATGTTGATCCAGTAACGAAAGCGCGGCTTCCGCTATTAAAAATGTCAATTTGAGTAACCGCGGACGTACTGCGTAAAGTGCCACCGAAGACGCCTACGAATTGATTTGTTGAGGCTGTGCCATGCTTTGCGAAAAAATAATTTACCGCCATTTTATCGAATACAGTGTTCTTATAATTTGGAATAACGATCTGTCCCACACTTCCATTCGTGTCGGTGTTGTACGCGATTGTAATGCTATTCGCTCCATAACTTTCTGAGGCTGTAGCACTACCCGCTCTACCTTGCAACAGTTGGCGATCGTAATTCGTCGTGCTGCTATTTATACGCAAAAGTAAATCGTCCCAAGTCGTTCCAATAAGGGCAGCTTGATAAGAGATTCTTAAGTTTGTGTAAGTGGATGGAATGGATGTAAAGCTGACATTCGTCGCGCCGCTGGTCGTAGTAACCGTCTGAATAACTGACACCGCTCCAGTAGAAGCAGCCGCCCACTTTAATCCAGTGGCTGCGGTCGAATCTGCCGTTAAGACTTGGCCATTTGTTCCCACAGCTAATCGGGCTGGTGTGTCTGCCGCTGTTGCAGCGATGAGATCTCCCTTAGCGTCGACGATTGCGTTTTGAATTGCGTTAGCGTCGTCGGAAGTTACCCAAATAAAGTCCATGTCTGTATTAGAATTCTTGGACAGAACTTGTCCAGATGTTCCGCCTTTAAGATCCAACAGAGAAGCATCGATAGAATCGCCAAGCGATTCGATAGCTGTAGCTCCGTCCTTTACGAGATCGGTCGAAGTCGGGACGGGCCAGCCGAAGTTCGGCGTAGTTGTTGCCATGTTTTCTCCTTTAAGCGACTATAAGCGCGTTTAACCAGATAAGTGTAGGGCTAAGACTGTTCCAAGTTTCGGAAGCCGACACGTCATTCCAGCGAGCCGCATCGAGTGAATAAGCCAGCGGAGTAACGTAAAGATCTACAGCCAGAGAGTTATAGCCAGCTGAGAATCTCCAGCCTTCGACGAATCCTTGGAAGCTTGATCCCATGTTTATAGGTAAGTCTGTAATGTTTACTGGCATTCCCATAAAGACACCGATAAGAGAATCTCTATCCGAATCCGTTACGTTAGGGCTTCCCAGTGGATAGCGAATCGACTCGAAGTTAGCTCTAGGGTAAGCGCGAAGAGCTAGATAGAAGTTCGCTTGGCTGGTCGCGTCTGCGCCGTTTTCCAGTGTCGTAACGATGTTTTGAGCGAGTGATCCATAGGTCGCGATAGAAGCGGCGTCGCTTGCTGTGTGTTGATTGCCGTTCTTATAAGTAATCGTCACTTCATTACGAACGTCGCCTGATCTGGTCGATGTCTGTAAGCCACTGGAATAAGCGTCTAAGGCTGAAAGCTCGACATAACCATTCGTGGCCAGATAAGTTCCGCGATGTGTGCTGTCTGCGTACCCGATTCGCCCCTGACCGTCTTCATAAATGTAACCGAGTCCAGACGTGGCTAAAGCTGCGACTAAAGAATAAGCGTCCGTAATGTCACTAGCTCTCGAAGTGAGTTCGTAATTGCCTGGGCGATCGATCTCTCCGACTCCGCTGTTCTCCGCGTTAACCCATGTCGTCGTCGGATTGTAAGCGGCCCAAGTAAGAGCGGCGGGTACTTCGTTCCAAGCTCCGTAAAGAATGCCGTCGAGAATGTCGTAGATCTGATCGCCCTCGAAGTCTTTAGCGAGTACGCCTTCCGTTAATACTTTTGGAAGACGTGAAAGTGCGCCAAGTGCTGTAATGCTAATCGTCTGGACTAGTCCGCCAGTTCCCGATCTTTCCACTGTCGTAAGAATGTCGCTTACACTTCCGCCGAAGATTGCCACTGGAGTAGCTGTCGAGTTCTGCACGAAGACAGTTATCCCAGAGTTAATCTCTACAGTGATCGGATCGTCGTCGATGTTAAGGACGGATAAACTACAGTAGCCCGCTACCGCTTGCTGATAGATGTCGCGGCGGCCAGATTCGATAGTGAGATTCGCCAGAGTTATGTTCTTATACTCGACTCCATCGATAAGAACGCTCCAGACTGGAGTCCATAGGGTCATACTGTTAAGAACGCTCCCGCGCCAAGAGTGCCGCGCGCTTGGGACTTATTAACTACATCGATGATCGTACGAGCTGCCGATTCTGGATCTCCGACTATTCCCATGTTTACAGTAATTCGAGCCGCTGTAGATTCTCCGCCTGTAGCTGCTAAGCGAGCTGCCGCAGCGTCTTCTCTAGCTTTACGAAGTCTCTCGGTCTCGGCCTTTAATTCTTCACGACGTAAGATCGCAGCTTGCATAGCTGGGGAATAAGCTCCAAGCGGCGCGCCTGTAAATGTCGGAGAATCCGCAGATGGAGCGAACACCGATGTAGGCGTCGCCGTCTCGAATCCGCTAACGTCTGGGACGACGACGATTTCTTCTGGGACTACCGAAGCTTTGAGACCTTTAGCTCCGCCATCGAAGAAGTTAGTAACAGGATTATTCTTAATGAAGTCGATAATCTTCTTAACAGCGTTATAAGTACCTGTCAAGAATCCGACCAGTTTAGAGAATGTCGTAACCAAGCCAGCGGCGATCGTTCCAATTCCTTCGAGTGCTGTCTTAAACACTCCGCCAAGAATCGGAGCTAAATACTTATCAATGAAAGTCCAGACCTGTTTTAAGAATCCGTAGAATGGCTCTAGCTCTTCGGAGTTATCCGAGATCGCCTTTTTAATCTTGTCGAATGCTGATTTAAGTCCTTCTAGGATCGGGCCGACTACTTTACCGATCGCTGGGATTACTTCGTTATACAGGAACTTCCACCAAGAAGTTAGGATTGGAAGTAAATCGTCGCGGATTACCTTAAAGATCGCTCCGAACGCTGGCCCGAGAGTTTCGCCCAGATTCTTAGCGAAGTCCTGAATCGCTGGGATTCCCTTATCGACGAATGAACTAACGAGCGGAGTAAGAGCGTCTAGGACGTAAGAACCTACAGTCTCTTTCGCTTCATCGAATGCAACAGTAAGACGAGCCATCTTTCCCTGAAAGGTCTCGGCTTGCTTAGAAGCTTGGCCCTCGAAAGTTTTAGATAGTGCCGCAGCTGCCGCGTCGAAGTTCTTGGATTTAATGATGCTCTCGTCGATTCCGACACCGAGCTTCTTTAATGCGCCTAGATTGCCGTCGTAGGCTTTACCCAGAGCTTCGGAGACAGTCTTTAGATCTTTGCCTGTTCCCGCTGCGATGTCGAGAGCTAGGCTCTGGAGTTCTTGCGCCTTAGTCGCGTCCTTGGTCGAGCGAATCAACCTGTCCAGCGATGGACGAAGCTGGTCGTCCGTAATTCCGTTAGCCAGTGCGGTCTGAGTTATGTAATCTTCGACAGCTTTAATCTGGTCGTCTGTTGCGTCTGTAACGTTCTTTAGGGTCGTCGCGAGTTTAGCCTGAGCTGCTTCGTCCTCGATCGCAGACTTAACGCCATCGACGAGCAGAACGCCAGCGTAAGCAGCCGCAGCCGCTCCAGCTACAGCGAATGCAGCTCCCGCCTTTTTAGCGAAGCCGCCCATCTTAGATCCGAAGCCTTCGACTTCGTTCTGCGCGCCTTTGACGCCCTTCTTTAGTTCGTCGAAGTCGGCGTCGAAAGTTATCTTTATCTTTGGAATGCCCGCCATCAGTTGAGTCTCAATTCTTTAGCGATCTGCTGAACCATAAGCGAATACTCGCGAGCTACGACTGGGACATAGAAGTCGACCGCTGGAGCGATCCAGTAGCCGCGCTTATTGTAAGGAGTCTTAAATCTGTTAGTAAATGTGCGGCCGATCGAGTCGACGCCGCCATGAGATCCGTATTCTGTTCCCCAGAGCAGCGCGCCAGCTGGCGCAGCTTGACGACGAACCTTCGCGCCTTTACCGCTTTTAGAAGCTTCTCCGCCATAAGGACGACCGACTTTCTTAGGGCCACCGATGTCGACGCGAATAAGACGATCGCGTGGAGACTTGATCGTCTGGACTACTAGCTTCGTCTGTGGAGCTGGAGCAGATAGCCCGCTCATCATAAGCTGGCCAGCTAATCGTTGAGACATAGGCTGCGCCCGATCTCTTACGAGTTGCTGATACTCCGCTGGGAACGAACCCAGAAGACCCAGAAGATTCTTAAACTCGTATGGATCGACAGTAATGGCATAAGTGCCGCGGCCGCTTTTATCTGCCATTCTGCCTCTCCAAGATCTCTATAGCTGTGAGTAAATCTTCCGCCGTCTGCCATTCGCTCATCGGAATCTGGGTCGCTATTGCGACTTCGACGATGATCCGATTTAAGCTTCCGACGGGCCAGCTTTTGGGTCTGACTTCTTACTGTTGATTCCTTCGACAGTTTCGACCCAGATCTCGAAAGGCTTAACAGGATTCCCAGCCGCTTCGCGCTTCATAGCGTGATAAGCCAAGAACGTAAGCCCTTCGAGACCTAGCTTCGATTCTGCTTCGTTAACTGTTGCGTTAAACTTTCGTTCCCATTTAACCCATTCTGGAAGAGCTGCGACGTAAGTAGCGACGTCTCCCGATAGGTACTGGACTTCTAGTTCTAGCTTCATGTATTGCTCCCGATTCTGTTTATTAGCTGAATGTCTCTGTAGGTGTTCCCACGACTGTAAAGCTCATGCTAACAGT